TGCCGACAATTGTGCCACGTCGCCCCGCCCTGGTCACGGTCGCCCCGCCCTGGTCACGGTCGCCCCGCCCTGGTCACGGTCGCCCCGCCCTGGTCACGGTCGCCCCGCCCTGGTCACGGTCGCCCCCCACGGGGGGGCGCCCGGCGGCTGCGATTGCGTTACTACCCCTCGCGTGTTCCGGTCCCAACCTTCGCCACCCACAGAATCAACGCTAGCACGGCTAGGATTGGTTATGGCGCGTCCTGGGCTTCAAGACGACCCAATGTGCCACCCGACACCTAGGACGCGCCACGGCGGCTCTAATGCGAAAATCGGGTTCTCACTGTCAACGGTTGACAGTGAGAACGGTCAGCGCATCTACGAACGGTTCGTAGATGCGCCCGTCACAGCCTCGCCTGGGGCGGTAACAGAGAGACCAGAGAGACCAGAGAGACCAGAGATGGCTTCTGTTAAGCCCCTATCTGACAGAGACGACAGAGACGACGGAGACGACAGAGACGACAGAGTTGCTTCTGTCAGATTCTCACTGTCAACCGTTGACAGTGAGAACGGTCAGCGCATCTTCGCCCGGGGCGAAGATGCGCCCTTACAGCCTCGCCCACGCCGGCTCGGGCGGGTGCCCGGCGCGGGGCTGGGACAGCCGCAGGTGCCGCCGGTACTCACGGGCGTCGATCTGCTTGACGGTTCGGGCGGCGTCCTGATCCATCAGTTCGGTGAACAATCCCACCGCCCCGGCGAGGGCGTCGATGCGGTCGTCGTGTTTAAGGCAGTTGCGTTGTCGGGTGATGCGGGTGAGTTGGGTCATCAGCACCTCGTCCTTGACGACGGAGGGGTCGGCGACGAGCCGGTGCTGGTTCATGACGGGTTCGAGGGTGTTGATGATGCGGAGTTCTTTCTGGCCGGTGACGTGGAGGGGTTCGACGGTCGCGGCCCAGCCGTGGGGCAGGTCTAGCTCCTTGGCTTTCTCGCTGTTGGCCTCGATGAACAGCCGGGCGACGGCGGGCTTGAGAAGCTGGGCAAGCATGGTCCCGCCGTAGTTGTCCTCGACGATGATGTCATTGACCCGGTGGTGCAGGGCATCGGACGCGATGCTGGCGAGGTTCTCGGTCGAGTGCGGGCCACGGTAGGCGCTGACCCGCTTGATGTAGAGGTAGCCGTGGAGTTGCCCGACGATGGCCCAGGCGGTTTCGTCGTTGTTCTTGCCGCCCGAGGGGTCGATGAACATCTTGGTCCCGTGGTAGGGGAGCCAGTCGGAATCGACGTAGATGGGGCCGTAGCAGCAGTCGTCGGCGAGGCCGTAGCCGGGCACGTCTTTGACGGCGGTGGAGTTGTTGCCGGCGTGTTTGCCCCACGCGATGTTTCGGGGTGCCTTGGCGGGGTGGACGGGGTGGACGATGAAGTCCGCCATCTTCAGCGGGTAGAGCAGCGCATTGGACAGGTTGGTGTGGAGCAGGAACTGCATGGCGAACGTGGACCTGCCGACGCTGGCCTCGCGGGCGGCGAGGTCGTCGCTGTTGAATCGCAGGGGTGCGGTGGGTTCGCCGGGTTTTGCTTCGCCCTTGTCGAGTTTGCGTTGCAGGGTGGGCGAGAAGTTGAGTAGGGAGTCGCCCGGCATGGGGTAGCGGGCGGGCCAGGATCGGAAGGCGTAGCCGGATTTGGCGAGGTCAAGGTAGATGGACTCCTCGTTCTGGTAGGTGCCGAGATAGACGGTCTGCCCCTTGGGGAGCAGAATCGAGTCGAACTCTTTGACGCGCTCGCGGAGCTTGACCCGCATCTCCCGCGTCATGGCGGTTTCGGGCGTCTCCACGTCGTCGGGCACGATCAGGCCGGCGCGGTGCCCGGTGATCTGGCCGGTGATGCCGAACGCGGCGATCGACGGGTTCTTGGCGGGTCGGATGCCGCCCACGTCGAACTTGTCGGCGCTGTCGAGTCCGTCGCCGGTCTGTCGCAGGTGTTGCAGAAAAGGGGTGTGGTATATCCACGTCCTGATCTGGCGGAGGTTATCGCGGGACTTGGTTTGCGACGCGGAGACGAGGAGCACCTTCAACTCGGGATCGTTGAGCAGTCGCCAGGCGACAAAGGCGTTGGTCTGGTACGACTTGCCCTCGCCACGGAACGCGATGACACCGCGCCGGCTCGGCCCGTTCTGGAGCCAGTGGAGGATGTCGTACTCGAGGTCCGAGAGCGGGGCCACCTTGTCGAGTCCGTGGAACCGCCACAACTCATGCACGAAGAAACGCAGGTCGCCTCGCAGGCGCTCGACGTACTGCGTCCCGGTGATGGTTTGCGTCATTTACGCTTGCGTTCCTTTGCCCGGTAAATCCAGCACGGTCGCCGCCCCGTGATGCGAATCATCCGGCGCTCGGCCCGGCCTTCGCGTATAGCTTTGTCGATCCGATTTTGTGCGGCGGTGAGTGATATGCCGACGATGTTCCGGTACTGCCCGGCAGTGAACCATCCGGCGGGAACATCATTCTCGACCTCGATGATGGCTTCCAGCCTGCGGATCGCCTCAATGGTGGACGTATTCATGCGATGACATCTCCGTTGGTAGATACCACCGCCCGCCGGTGGGGCGGGCTTGCCACTCTTGGTAGTTTCCGTCCCGGTGCAGGATGCCGTAGGCGAACCCATGCTCCCACGCCAGCGTGTTCGCGGACGCCCGGTTGTAGCCAAGTTCGAGATTACACAGACATCCGATCGCCCGTCCGGATCGTGGAGACAGGCCTGGGATTGGCATGCCCTGGATTGAGTGGGCGTGCCCCTGCATCACATTGTCGTACACGCGGGCGGCGGATGATGCGGCGTTGTTGCCGTGGTGGAATCCGTGGATCACGTTCAAACGCCCCAGCCGCAGCACGCCGTCTCGCTTGTTGTAGGGCAGCATCGGCGCGCACTTCACCGCATCGAGGCGGGCTTGGATTTTCTGGATGAGTTCGCTGGCGATCTCGGACTTTGTTTTGTTGCTTTGCGCGAGCATGTCCCACAGCCGTTCGTCGTGATTACCACGGAGAAAATGCGTGGGCTTGTACCAGTCGATCAGATCAATCCCCGCCACCACATCGTCCATGATGCCGCTGCGTCGCTCCTCATCGCTCGCGCCGTTTCGCAGCGGTCGCATGTCGAACAGGTCGCCAAGGTGAATCCTGATTGTCGGCTTCCAGCATTTCAGGAAGCTACGCACCACCTTCAGGCTGGGCTGGTGTGCCATGTCGCCGTGCGTGTCGCCGATGACGATGAACCGCTCGGGCTTGCTCATTGGGTTTTCCCGTTACGCCGTCGCGGCGTCGTCGCCTTCGGGCACGTCGGGGAGTTGCGGGGCCGGGAACTTGAACGAGTCCCCGCCCATCGCCTCGGCGAGTTGGTCGATGGTGCTGCCCTTGGTCCGTGCGGATGTGATGCCACAGTCTTTGAGTCGCTGGCGGATCACGTTGCGGTCGGCGGCGGTCAAGTCCACTTCGGTCGGCGTGCCGTCGTGGCCGAGCACTATCTTCTTGCCCGACTTAACCATCTTGAGCAGTTGCTTGTCGAACTGATCGGCCATCGTGTTAAGTATGTCAGCCATGATTCTCACTCCGTTTTCGTGCTTGCAGGCAGAGCGGGGAACCGTCGAGGTGGTCCCACCAGAAGTTGTTTTCCTTCTTGCAGTGGTAGGTGACGGCGCGGATGCCGTCCCACTCGCGCGGGCTTGACCCGAGCTTGATGAACGCCGTCACCCGGCGTAGAGGCGCACCGCAGCCGGGACAGTTGGGCGGGTCGTTGTCACGCATTGGAGTCCTTTCGCTTGTCTCGCAGGGAGAACCACGCGAGCGCGGCCAGCGGCAATCCGATCAGGATGGCGACGGCGATGGCGTTGCGACGGATTTCGCCCTGATCCGATCCCCCTTGGTGTGGAGGTATGCCAGCGCTCCCGCCGCCCGGTGATCGCCCTGGGTGCGAAGGTTGAGTTGTGCTTCCGGGCCGGTCGCCGTCTTGAACCAGTCCAGTCCCTTCGCCAGCATCCCCGACCGGACCAGCAGGTACGCCAGCCCGCCGAGCAGAATCCACGTCAGGTAGCGGTCGAGGATCGTCGGCAGCACGATCATCCCACCACCAAGTGCCATCATCACGAACCCGAAGTCCCTCGGGATAAACTGGAGGTACGGCACGAACACGATCAGCGCCCCCGCCGCCAGCATCGCCGCCCCGAGCCACACGAGGTTGCCCAGCGCCGTCTGCGCCGGGCTGGGTGGCGCTGACGCCTCGCCCGTCCCGATCGTCAGCGACTCGGATCGGCTCGGGGCACCATTCGTACCAGTGCTTTCCGTCTGCCCCCACGCCAAGGTCGCGGGGGCGATCGCTTTTGGGGGTTGCGTCACCTCAACGACGGTGCCGTCCGGTCGCGTGACGGCGATGCTGCCGCTGCCGCAACCAATGAGCAGCAGCGCCATGACAATGGCGATCGTGAGTCTCATGTGATGTCCTTGGATGGTTATTCCTGAACTTGAACGCCGACGCCGTATCGTTTCGCCATGATGGCTTTTCGCTTCACTTCCATCACGGCATCCTTGCCGCCGATCTCGGGAAACTCGGCGAGTGCTTCATACAGAGCGCGCTGGCGGTACATGGCGATGGGGTTTCGCAGGCGAGCCAGCCGCTCGGACTCGACCCAATCGGATCGGAACGCGGGCAGCGCCTGATACGACGGGCGCTCGATGATGGTTTGCAACGTCTGCGCGAGCGTGCGCCCGCCGATCTCGACCTGCCCGGTCTTTTCGAGCCATCGGTCGTACACCGTCTGCCCCTTGGCGTTGCGGATGTCTTGCAGGTCCAGGTCGCCGAGATACCTGCCGGGCGGGTTGATCTGCTTTCCGAACCGTGCGAGCTCTGCCGCGACCGGCGTGGGAAGCGTCTTGGAGTAGGCGAACGGCGACAGGAAATCCGGGCCGATAAAGTCCGGTGCGGGCATCGGCTCGCCGAGAAAGTTGCGCTTGGGCGGGAGTGTTTCAGACAGGCCGGGGATGCGGTTCTTGATCGCGTCGAGTCCGCTTCGGACCTCGCGCTGGTACGGGTCGTCCTTGAACCCGGCGACGAACGACGGGACGTAGGAACCGACCTGCCGGTTGTACCACCGTTCGAGTGCCTGCCCGGTCTTGTCGGTCATCGCGTCGAGCGCCTGCGCCATGCCGACAACGTAGGTCTTGCTCAACGTGTTGTTGGCGAACGCCATCGTGAGTTGCAGCGCGGCGTCGCTCTTGGTGTTCTCGTCAACGTGGTTGGCGATCTCGGCGTAGTCGGCGGCGATGCCGAAGAACGTGCCCCACGGCTCCATTCGCTGATACGAAAGAGTCCTGACCGTTCCGCTCTCATCGGTCCACTTGAACGAGTACGGGCGGTTGCCCGCGTCCATCCACAGCTTGCGGGCCTCGGGGTTGGCTGGACCGCCGCCGGTGATGCTGTCGTTCGCCGCCGCGTACACAGCGGTCGCGGCCAGCGCCGAGCCGACCGCGATCTTGCCACGGGCCATCGCGGCGACGGCGCGGTCTTTCGAGAACAGGTCGGCCCGCGTGCGGGCGTAGAGCGGCGCTGCGGGAGAGTGAGCCAACACCTCGATCGGCATGTTGACGCCGATGCGGAAGAACGGCGCGACGATCTTGCCGATGGGGTGCTTGTCGAGGTACTGGCTTGCACCTTCGAGAGCGGGGCCGACGATACCGCCCTCGCCGAACTCGCGGGTGAATGTGCCGTCCCTGGCGATCAGCTTGCCTGTCTCATCAATGCCGCGTCCCGCCGCGTCAAATGCCGACGCGACTTTATTGGCGACGTGGGCGGCCAGTTCGTCGCCGGTGAGTCCACGCTGGATGCCGTCCGACCACGCCTGCGATCGGATGTAGGCGCGGTAGAGCACCTGCTTCGAGAACTCATCGCTCGACATGGCGAGTCGAGACGGCAGGCCGATCACGGCCCCGATGCCATCGGCGACGTTGCCAAGGAACTCCGATCCCGCGATCTTGCCGTCGCGGCCCAGGGCGGCGGCGCTGATGGGCCGACCCGCAGCGGAACCAAGATTCTCCGACGCCATCAGCACGGGCGAGTCGGCCCGGAACGATTTGGCGGCGAACCGGATGGCGTCCAGAGTGGACTCCATCATCGAGTGGTACATCTTCGCGCCTTGCAGGAACGTGGGGATGTCGCCCGTCATCACCGCGCCGGCCATGATCTCGCCGGGCATGGTCGCGGCTTTGACGGTGTTTGAATCCAAGTTGACCACGGCGGTTTTGGCTGCGGACAGCAGTCCATTGATCCACACGAAGTTGTGCAGACGCAGCAGACGGTTCATCCAGTGCTCGGGCTTGGCGGTGCGGGCCACGAACTCGGCCCCGCCGTCGCCGGTCGCGAGCCTGCCCGCGAGCGCCATCACGTCGGCGTCGCTCATCGCGCCGAGCATTTCGCCGGTGAGGATGTTGCCCGCGCCGGTCGCGCGAGCGCCGCCGGTGATGACGGCCTTCGTGTTCTTGTACACGTTGGCGAAGGCGTCCAACATCGGGCCGAGTTCGGCCCGGATTTCCTGCGGTGTCTTGCCGAGCGCCGACAGTCCGGTGGCGCGACGGGTGATGTCGCCCGCGATCTTTTGCAGCATCATCTTGCCGCCGACCACGAGCCGCGCCTGTTCGGGCGCGATCTTCGCGGCCTGGGCAAGCTCGGCGTAGAAGTTGGCGGGGTCTTCTTTCAGCGCCGCCGCCGCCGCGTTGAATGTTTCGTCGTAGGGGCGGATGCCGCCCTTGGCGTCGAAGATCGCCTGAGCACCTTCTTCGCCCAGCGCGTTCATGGCGACTTTGGTTTCGTTGTCGGACAGCATCCGCCCGTAGTTGAAGTCCTCGCCGACAACTCGCCCCTCGATGTCCACCCGCCCGGTGCCGACATCGGCGATCTGCTTGACGAGACTGTCCTTGGCGGAATCCGACATGAACGGCTTGGACGCGGCGATCTCGGGATCGGGGGCTTTGGTCAGCACCTGCTTGGCGGTGTTCCAGAACTCCACGTCGCGGCCCTGGGGCTTGCCCGCCGCTTCCCACAACTCGTAGGCTTTCTTCTGGATCGCCTCGTTCGACGGTTGCTCTTTCGCGGCCTTGGCGAGTGCCGCGTCGATTTCGGGTTGTAGTTCCTTCGCGGCGGTGTTGATCGCGGCGGACGCCTCGGCCTTGGTGCCGCCGTTGGCGACGACCCTCGCCCCGGCGCTGAACGCCTTAGTGGAAAGTTTGAGCACCGCCGAGATGCCGGCGGACATGCCCATGCCTTCGAGCGCCTGCTTGAACCGGGCCTCTGCCTCGGAGTCGTCGGGCTTGGCCGACAAGTAATCCGTGATCGGGTTTTGCAGGGCGGGGAACTTCTGGATGACGTTGGATAGGCGTTCGCTGTGCCCGTCAAACGAGATGGTGTCGGCGACAGCGCCCTGTGCGAGCGTCTGCCCGAACCCGGTCATGCCGCCCGCAGCGGCGGGAGCGCCTGCGGCGGACAACAGCCCGCCCGTCAGCGAGTAGCCCAGCGCGAACTGCGTGGTGACGGACAAGAACTCGCCAAGTCCGGTCTTGGGCGGCTCGACCCATCGAGCGCCGAACCTGTTGGCGGCGATTTGCTGGCCGAGCCATCGGGACGCGAAGTTGTCCTGCGGGCCAAGGTCGGTGACGGCCTTCGCGGCGGAATAGCCAAGTGTGTTGACGGATGCGGCAAAGTTTTCTGTGCCCGCCGCGACGGGGCGCAAAATGCCTTCGGTGCCCGCCGTGTCTATCTCGCGTAGCAACTTCTCCGCGTTCTGCATGATCGACAGTGGCGGCCTGATTACGGGAGAGTTGTGCTGCACGCCAAGCCCGATCAGGCGGTTGTACTCGTCATCTTCCTGCTCGCTTCGCTCCCGCGCAAACCCGATGGCGTATAGGTCTTTGAATCGGGCAAGGTAGTGCTCGGGGACCGGCTCGCCGGGCGTTCCAGTACGACCCGGCCAATCGGACAACTTATTGGCCGGCGACGCATCCGCCGCCGGGGCTTGCTGTGCCGACTTGAGGACCAGTTGCGCTCGTTGAGGATGCGGCGATCCGGTGCCTTCCGGGGCAATCGGGGATTCGCTCGAAGGCGGTTCGACGGGGATGGGCGTGGTCGGTGCCGGAGCGTCGGATGAGAGCATTTACTTGGTGCCTCCAAACTGGCTTTCCATCCAGTTTTTTAATCGTTGAAGTTTCCCGACTTCCGGCGTCGCGTCTGGTGCAATGAGTTGGTCTTGCTGGTCGATGTAATCCTGCATTTGAGATTCATCCAAGCCTCGCTTCCGCTTCTGGGTGAGCAATGGCCCGTCGCCGGTTAGCTGATACTGCTTGATGGCATCATTCAGTGCCGTCTTTGTTGGGAAGTCGGGCTTAGTGATCTTGCCAACATCTACCCTTGCCGCCTCCCCGGTGGGGGCGATGACGTGCTCGGGCTGGACGAGTCCCGGCCTGTGTCGGGTGAGGAGTTTGCTGGCCACGTCGTCCATGTAAGTGTCAAAATCGACCTGTGATCCATTGGGGTTGCGGGCGGTCCAGTCGTAGGCGGCTCGCCAAAAGTCGTGCAAGGCTTTGCCAGCCGCAACAGCCTGTTCTTCCTTAAACTCCATCCCCCCGAGGATTGTCTTTTCAACCGTATCAGCCGCCGCCTTAATCCGATGATCGTTTAGCCTTCGGTCGTTAAGTCGTCGGTCACGAATGTCATTCAAGTCTCCAACCATCCTGCGCAACGTATCTGTCCCAATCTTGTCATCGGTATACATCTGCAAGATTTGGGTCTGGTCAAACTTTGGGTCTGTGTACATCCGGGCATAGGCCGTGGTGACCGCGGCGGTGTCGTCTTTAACCTCTTGGTCCCGCTTCAAAGATTCCCTTTGAAACTCAACTAATGCCCGAGCCTTCTCGGGTTCGCCGAGTCGGGCAATATTTTGGGCGACCTCTCGCACATCAGTCGTGGGCTTATCAATAACCGCCGCCGTGGATTCCCCGATCATCAACTCAATATTCTGTTTCCGCTTTCGATCCTGCTCCTTTTGATTGAATGCGTCGATATTGTCTCTCACCCGCTGGGCGTCATTGCGTGCATCCGTCCACAGGTCGGGCAGGAGCGACTTTACCTGTGCCTCCATCGCGTTGATTTTGTCAACTTCGCCATTGTTTGCCGCCGCACGCATCAACCGGCCAAACGTCCTTTCCAGTGCCTCCCGCTCGGGGATATTGAGCTTCTTGGCGATCGTGAGAACGTCGGCGCGTGCTCGCATCATGTCGGCGGGGTTTTGTGCCGCCGCGATGTGCGACATTTGCAGGTCGAGCGCTTCTTTGTTCGCCACCTCGCGGGTGCGGTGGAGCACGCCCTGGACGGTGTTGATTGCGCTCGGCGTGAACGCCCGCTCATACGCCAGCCGGTACTCGTCCGACAGCCCTGCGGTGTTGCCCGTGACCACCCGCGTCACGGCGTCGGCGACGGTTTCGCCGGGCAGCATCTTGATCCGCCCGGTGTCGATGTCCTCTTGCAGCGAACCCGCATCGAGCATCGCATTCTTGGTCGCCAGCCCGCGATCGTGCGCCGCGATCACTTCCGGGTCGGTGTAGCCGGGGTTGGGCTTGTCGAGCAGGCCGTCTTGCAGCGCCTGCTTGATCTGCTTGTCGATCGCGTCTTTGAACTCGGAGTTGACCCGCTCGGCGGCGTTGCCCGCCGCGCCGAACGCATTGCCGGTTTGGCCCAGCAACTTGTCCAGCGCGGCGAGCGTCTTTTCGGTGTCGGAGACGGCGGGCGGTGCCGCGACGAGTCCCGGGGAGACGAGCGACCCGGTGGTGCCCGTCAGCCCGACGTTGCCGATTCCGTTGTTGCGTCGCTGACCGCCCGGTGCCGATCCGGTGGAGAGTTGTGTCATGCGTTATTACGGACGGAGGGTGCCGCTGGGATCGGCCCAGCCGGATGTGGTGGTGTTGGACAGTCGCTGGATCACGTCTTGGAGTTGGGCGGCGCTGCCGGTTTTCATCACGCGCTCGAGTTCCTTGAGCAGCGCGTCTTTGGACGCGAACGTGGGGAACTGCGTGGTGCTGGTCTTGTCCTCTGACGGGTAAGGCATGGAATCGTTCCTTGTGGTTAGGCGACGGGGCCAGAGTTGGCCCGCTGACCGCT